AAGTATCGAAGCAACGCGCCGACGGTACTAAGTGTGTAGCTGGTTGGGTTGAATTTATTTGGGTCATCCCAATCATAATAGACCGCGAGGTTGAAGGTCGACGATCCCTCGGGCCGGGTAAACACGCTAACTTTATGGAAGTTCTTTCGTCTCTCTGTGGCGTCAAAGTAGAAGAACGGTGTAGCGTAGACCGCGATTACATCCTCTCCGTTGAAGCTGTTGCCACTCTCCTGCTCGAACACGTTGCCGTCTACGTCGCCGTGCAGCACGCGCTCGATGTTGTTGATGAGACCGCTTGTTGCAACAAACGAGCGGATGCCGAGTAACTCACCAAACTCCCAACCGACCCGGTTGTCCGCAAATCGCAGCCCACCGATAATGCCCTGCGCGTCTGCGCTGTTGACCGTGGTGGTCGGGAAGAAGTATCTGAACTGCGACTTGCCTCGGATAACGACGGCGTTTAGTAGCGACAGGTCGAAGTTGTTAGGCACCTCACGTAAGATCTGCTGAATGGGCTTCGATACCGTCTGCAGTTCAACGTCGCCGATACGTGCCGTGCCCTGGATCGGGCGGATGCCGTCGGCTGCGAGGAACAAGATGTCACCGCCGATCTCGATTACGCTGTCGGTTGCGATACACCCTGTGTTGTTAGCCACCTCACTCAACACAAAGTCGCTGGTGTTGTTGCCTGTTAGTCGTTTAATTCTGTCTTTACCGAATACGAAAAGACTGTCTCTGAATTTAGCGATTGCCGTAATAGGGTAGCCTACGTTGATGACATCCCCATCGTTAAATTTTAAATCGTTATTAGGCTGCGAAATAATCAGATGATTAGGGTTGTCTGCTGCGCCTGATAACATGATGTGGTTACGGAAGTCAGCCACTAAGGATGTCTGCACAACGTCAGCGGTTGAGCCATACGTATAAAAGAAGTTTACCGCAGCGCCACCCACATTAGTTTGATCTGCCACGGCTGACGCGGTGGAAAGCGTAAAGGTAAACCCATTTGCAGACGCCACACTAGCAACTGTGAAATCTATGCTGTTTGCCGTTTGACCGCCGAGGTCTACGTTGATGTTACTGAAACGAGCAGTATCACCAATCGAAAGACCATGTGCCGTCGCTACAACCGTTACCACCGCTGAACCACTGGTCGTAGAAAAAGGGTTTGATAGTTGAGAGGCAGTGTCTGTACTCGACGTGCCTTGATGACTAAATATTTCTAGTATGGTGGCTGTGCTTTGTCTGAAGGGCCTGTTCACTCCATCTACGGCAAACACGACCTCTTTGCCTGCAAATGAATGCTCGATGGTCCTAATTTTATTTACACCGATAGCAGACCTAGTTTGTACTGAGTTGGCTGTCGATATGTTAGACCAACCTACGCCGCTGACATGTTCAAAGATCGAGTAGTTTTTACTGACAGTAAATTCTATATTAGTGGCGCTGCTTTGGACGGTAGCTGTTGCCGCTGCCGATGCAGTAAAGGTAAACGAGTCTGTCGTAGCGACACTGGTCACTGCAAATTCGTTATTTAAATTAAGACCGGCAAGCGTGCTAACATTTGAAAGCGTAACAAATTCACCGATAGCTAGTCCGTGTGCCGTGGCAGTCACTGTAATCGTTTGACTGCCGCTAGTCAGTGCCACTGCCCCAACAGGTAACGTAGCCGAAGTAGAGTCTACTGCGTTACGTCTAGCCGCATATACGCGGTCTTGATGTATCCAAAGACCTAATATTTTTCCTGTACCAGGGACCGTGGGATTGTCGGAGTCGAACGGCGTGAACCCATTGATCCGGCGATAGCCACCGAACTGCGATACCTCGAAGTTAGTGAGGCGAATGGCAGCGCCCGGCTGCGAGGCGGCGAGGGTCAGCGGATCTTCGTTCGTGTAAAGGCCGCCCCGTGCAATGATGGTTGCGTCACGGTAATTATCGGCCATTTATTTGTTCCCATGCGGCACGTTAATTATGTGACTTACCCTCGTGTCCCGTAGGTCAGTGAACTTGTTGACCAGCAACTTACGCATGTTCTTAATGCCATCGTCGAAGCGTTGCCGTGCAATCACCGCTTGCTGCGTGTTGTCCCTAAACATGTAGGCGTGATACATCGTGCCGTCGAGGACCACAGTCTTGAACGCGTCGGGCACAGACATCGTATCGCCAGGATTGACTAGGTCCGTCTGAAACTTGAAGTAGTCATACTCGACGGTATACGCCTTGTCTGGTCGCGGGCTGAAGCCAACTTTGTTATCGAGAGTACGATAAATATAGCGTGGCGTATCGAAGTCTCCGCTGTTGGCGTTGGCGTCGCGCTCGTAGAAGCGTTGGATGAACGTGTCGAAGTTGATTTCACGCAGACGGCGCGCCTCGATGTTGTCGGCCGTGCTTTTGCGTATACGGAACGAGCCGTAGTCGGCGGTCTTGAGATCGCTTTCTAATGTGTACTGGTCGGTGCCAGTGGCGGTCACGACAGTCGCCGTGTTGTGATTAAACGGAAACTCGAACTGCTCCTGGCTAATTTCATGGATTGCCACGTTGACCGCGTCTTTCACCTGTGCATGAAAACCAATCGCCGTCACAAAATCAGCGGTCGTGATCTGCACTTCGTTAAGGCGCTTCAGCGCATCGTTGACTAATGTAATATAGGTCGTTGTCATTTACGCTGCTTTCAGCCATTTGATTGGCACATCATCGCCTAACTTGTAGCTGCCTTTTGCTACATCTTGATTTACGACCATGGTGAATACGTTGTTACCGTAAGCGTGAAACTTAATTTTCTTTTCGCGGCCTAAGATTTGAATGACCTTCGCGGCTTCTTGCGCCATGCCCAGGTACTCAGTGGTCGAAGTATATTGCTGTGTTTTGTCGGCGCTTTGGACAATAATGCTTTCGGCCGACGGATTGGCATCAATGTTGTTGCGGTTAACATTTTTTATTAACTGTCCGCCGGGATCATTTTGATAGCCGCAGTCGAAGCCTACTACGTGAATTTCTTTGTAGCCTAGCCACGCGCAAAGAAAGAACGCTTGAATGGTGCTGTTTGATCCGCCTGCAATCACAGACTCTGGCATCCATTTGGTCGAAGAAATAGTGTTGTACTTATATATTTTGCAACCACGGGCAGTCGCAAACACTTCAGGTTTAATTTGTGTAGACAAAATGTACGCGGTCTTTTTGTTTTTGAACACGCGGTTTGGTTCGTTATCGCCGGCATCTACATGAATGCAGTAAGTAGGAATAACATCAATACCATCTAAATATTCAACGGTCTTAGATGCAAAAATGTCCCCTTTCCATTTTTGGATAAGAGGAGTAAATTGTCGGATAGATGGACCGCCACCACAGATAAGGACTTTGTCTTTCCGCTTACGCGGGCCATTTTTTAATTTATGTATCCACGGAGCAGGGTCGTTCTTATTTATTTCATAATTTGATTTTAGCTGCTCGTCATCGACAGAACAGACCAGCGTAATAGCCATACGACCTCTTCATAAGAAAAGTGGGAGGCCCCAGTATTGAGGCCCCCCAAACGCTGTTTAAGCGAGTGTGTCGCGGTCCACTTCATTCGGACCAAGTTTCGTAGTGCAATCAGTCATAAATGCGATGACGCGAACCTTGCCGGTGGCAACAGCCGTGTCACCAACCGTTGCGAGCTTGACATCAATCGTGTCAGCAGCAGAGGCTGGGTTAACAGTGTTTGCACCGAAAGGCGCAAGGCCGTTAGATCCGATTGCCATGAAACCAGTGGTGGCAGCATCACCGCCATCAATGAAGTCGTCGCCGGCCGCAACATCGATGTCAACAGTAGCAAGCGTACTGTTTACAGCAACGACGCACTCAGCAAGCGCACCATGCAGTAGCGTATTTGCAGGGACATCAATAACCTGGAAAATGTCACCAGCAGCTAATGCAGAGCCTTTTTTGGTAGTTGCCTCGGCAAAGTCGAGCGTAAACTCAACGGTGTAAGGCATTTGAGCGCCCATACGGGCTTTGTGATTAATGGAGGTGGCAGCGCCATTAGCAACACCACCCACAGTCATATCGACAGTAGCCATGTTCTAATCCTCCCTTAACTATGCAAGTTGTAGGCTGCGGTAATAATTGCCTCAGGGCGAAGCAACTTCCGGCCATATAGATGCAGTCCACGCACGACATCACTGAAGGAGTCATTGTCGCGATAAGACTCTACTTTCTCAATCTGAGACGCAGTAGCGACAGCCGAGTCATGGCCAGCGACAATCACGCCAAAGTTTGAGGAAGAGCCAGCAGCAGCGACGGTGCCAGGACCGGTGCCGACTGATGGCAGGTTGTTGGACATGTAGAGGCGGAAACCACGGATTAAGCCAGAAATGATCTGACCATTACGCAGAACGTCACCAGCGTTTTGCCCACCAGCAAAGTCGTTGTTTAACAGCTTGCTGTTTTCGTCGTTCAAGATCTCAGCGAACACCGGATCGATAACGACCCAGCGACCATCACGGTCGACGTTCTGTTGATCCATACGACGGGCCATACGGTTCAAGATAGCAAGAGCCGATGAGTTGGTGCTGGTTACAGATGAAGTGATCGGCACAGAATTAGCAGTGGTTGAGCCAATGCCCATGTCAGTGCTGGTGATCTTCATGCTATTTAACAGACCGTCTGCGTCGACAGTGCTGATTGGGTCGGTGCCGGCTTTGTCACCAGCCACACGGGCCGTGTCAGCAGCGCCGTGTAGAGCAGACTGCTTGAAACCGCACATGTAACCCAGGACTTCTTGATCGTATTGATCACGCAAGCGATAGCCGGCGCGGTCAGTAGCCAGCGACTCAAAGTCTACATGGCTGTGAGCCTCTTCAATGTCGTCAATTTTAAAAGCGAAGTAATTCGCCTGATCGACAACGAGGGTGAAGTCTTCATCGTCCAACTCTTGCGGGACGATTTGAGTGCCGCGCGAGTACTCTTGCACGGAAATTTCCGGCTCTTTAATGATTCGGACGGTGTCACCGAAGTTAGCGATTTCACCGAAGTAATCGCTATTGGTGATGTCCTCGACTACGCTGGTTTTCCTAAATGCCTGCTGGGTTTTCTTGCTGAAAATAATCGGCGAGAAATTACCATTAGGTAGGTTAGCGTAACCGGCGGCTGAACGAAATGCCATCGATTCCTCCTATGGTTGTATGTTCAGATAAAGTCCAGGGCATTCGTCACTTGCTAGGTATCCACATCGTGGGGCCAGCGTGTCGAAGGGTAGCTAGGCTTGAGATTAAATGGGTAAGTTGCGTAGCTCGGATTGCTCGACGAGGGACAACTTACAGTGGTATTAACAGTTTATAGTTATACTAATTTTTGTACAACTGTCAAGTGTTTTTTAACGAGCAGCGCCCGTGATGTCAAAAACAAAAGTGCCGGCACGAATTGATTCTTCGATATCGTCGGATACTCGCTCATATTCCCGCTGCGACATCTTTTTGACCATCGACTCTGAATATTTACCGCGTTGACCTGCTCGCTCATCGGCTTGACTGCGACCACGCGGATTAACACTCTCAGCGGCGTCGGCTCTCGCAGAAGACTGCTTTTTACGAGTTTTTACCTCGGCTTTGTACAGCGTCAATGCCTTAGAGCAAGAGACAGCGTCGTCCTCGTTATCGTACAGGGCACTTTGCACCCACTTTGGCTGAACGGATGCCCATTCGTGAAACTCCGGGTCCTTCCGAATTTTATCAAAGTCAGGGTGTAATTCTTTTAATTCTTGCTCCGCCTTCTGACGATTGATATTACGACGCATGTCTTTGAGTTGCGCCATTTCTTTTTCAATGTCTTGAGCAGTCTCACGGGATTTTTTGAGGGCGATGGTCTCAACCATCTGGGCAACGTCAGGGTATTTGTTGCTCCACTCCTCTAGCTCGTCCTCACTTTTAGGCATACGCATTTCTTTTTTAGAAACAGTATCGATCTGCTCCTGCATGCGCGCCAGTTCTTTTCTGTGTTCTTCCTGCTGCTTTTGAGCGTGGCGGCGCAAGTCACCGTATCGTTTTTTGAAGGTCGCCTCTTCAGCGTCCAGCCCCGTAGTGTCGTCATTGTCCGGGTCTTGTGTACTGTCCTGCTGATCGCGGACGTTACGCGCTTCGATTAATTCTTGTAACTCTTGCTCGTCATCCCGCGCCTTACGATAACGGCGTTTTGCCTGTGCAATGTGCCCTTTTACGGACGGGTTGGCTTCAGGTTCGTGTTCGTAGTCTTGTTCCATAGACATATTAGTCTCCTCATTGGGGGCCGCAAGTAGCCTGCCGGATTGGCAGGGGTGTTGGGTAGCCCGGTTAACCTTCTAGTGATACGTCGTCTTCGTCTTTATCGTCTGGGCCGAAGCCTGCGCCTGGCTCGTCATCCATTGGATCACGCTCTTCGCCGCGCCGTGCTGCATCTACCTGCTCTCTTTCGTAACTAGAGAGTTTGTTATATTCGGACATCGGGCCAAACATGCTGACATTTCCAAGCTGATCTACATATTTGCCAGTGTCTAGATCATACCCGCCCTTGCCGTCCTCACCTCCAGCAAGCCCCTGCCCCTCGGGGCCAAAGCCTCTCCGTGCATCGGCCGCACGTTCTAAATCTTCAGCAGTGCCAGCATAGTTGCCCGTGATTGATTTCATTAAACCAAAAGGCGTTTCAGTTGTGCCAATAGACACAAGCTCACCATCAATGCTAAACACATTATCTGGGTTAGCTATTGCATTTTCGACGTGCTGTTCCATGACATTTGCAGTTACAAAATCTAAGACAGCATTATTTGTGACCGGCATCATGTGACCGGCAAAGGGTGATTGCACACCTTGCGCCGTTACGGCATCCATCAGGCCAGTTGCAAATCCTGCGCCGAGACCCGCACCGCCCACAAGACCAAACGCTGCTGATGTTAAATTAGAGGGCGTCACACCTCCGAATGGTGTATCGAATACGCTAGGAACATCCGGTGCTTGATCCATTAGACCCGAAATATAGTCTTCTACGCTAGTTGGCTCGATATCTTCTAGCGTATTTATCTCTGCAAAATCTTTAAAGGCATCAGAAAAGTCTACGCCCTGCACAAATTCTTCAAACGCAGGCGTCATTTGAGGACCAAAGTCTGTCTGAGGATCTCCGATAAAACGACGCTTAGTTTCCATTATTTGTCCTCAACAAAATCAGCTTGTTGTTCTCCTGATGGCTGTTCTTTTGCAAAATCGTCATCAACCATTTGGAGACGCCCATCCATCTGCATAAACATCAGACCTGTTTTCGCTTCATGGCGTAGCTGCTCCAAGAAACGGACGCCCCAGTATCGGACAACATCAGCGGGCATGACATACTCGCCTTCCGACAGAAGCACATCGACGTCATCGCGTACCTCTTCCGCTTCACTGCCAGGAGGGATTGCATTGCCCGACTCTTCGTCATATCCGACTACCATTTCAGGCGTCATCATACCTAGACTAATATCAATCATTGTGCCTGACTCCGCATTAACATAGCCATCTGCTCTTCCTCCGATGGCATCTCATCAACTGAGTATTGAGGTGTAGGGCCTTCCATAGCTCCTGCCATCTGTTGATCCATACCTTCTTCTGCCGGCTGTTCGGGTGGCTTGGGTCCTTCGACCATGCCTTCCGGCGTCAAGACATTAGCCACTTGCGTGACACTTCGCACAAGATCTTCATCCGACGTCGCGATCGCCATCGCATCTACTGCGGAGAACGGTACGGTAAAATTAGCCTGCCCCTGCGCCATATCTTTATTTTTTGGGCCAGACATGTCAGCGACAAACAAGTCCTCTATGTTTTCTTGTTCAGCAAACGGTTTGCCCTCAGGGTCGATAAGAGTAATTACGGCTTGCTTAGTCGGGCTATCCGGTAAGGAGGCGAGCATTTTAGCGAGACGAGTAAATTGTTGCTGACCCTCTTCTACGACTGATTGCAGTTTGCTGACCATTTCGGGGGTCGCATCTACACCTAATGCTTTGATGGCCTCTACAGCACCCTCTGAGTCGCCCTGAAGGGCCTCTACGACGGCCTGAGCTGCCTGGGGGTCAGCGACACGTTGAAACAACTGACGGTCTTCTGGGGAGAGTCCTTTGACTGCTAGGTTTGTGCCCATCACCGTAGCAGCGAGAGGTTTAAGCAGACGGCCCTGCGAAGAAAGGACCCGCGTCATGCCGACGGTCGGAACCATCAAACCGCCAATGTCGGCAATCAAGAACATCACGTCCTGATTGCTAGGGTCTGGGTTTGCTAGAATATCTTGGAACTCGGCCACCTTCTTTGCGTTAGCGTCGAGGAACCCTACCAGATCTTCTTCAGACATGTTGGCGGCAAAAGAATCGAAGTCACCGTTCATGCCAGACAGGCCAGCTACGAGAGCGTAGCCTAATCGCGTTGGTACACCAGGCTCACCAGCAGGCATCGCGGCGTCATCTACCATAACCATCTAATTTTCCCTTTTTAATTCTGCTAGAACATTCTCTTTAAGGTTTAGCAGTTGTCGCAAGCACCTGACGGAACCTTGCGTTCTATACATCGTCTCGATGTCCTGCGCCGTCTCTAAAATACGCAGATGCCGGTCTAATATTTCGTAAAGGTATTTTTCGTATTTATCGTAGGAGGGGTGGCTGACCGCAGCAGCTAATTCTTTATATGATGTCTCTTTCATAAATTACCCTAGCCCTGGTGGCAGGCCCGCCCCCGGCGGCGGTTCCTGTAGGTTGCCGGTAAACTGATCTTCGCCAGGTAGAGCAGCCGCTCCGACGCCTGCCTGACCGCCTCCGCCACCAGTCATATCTACTTGTCCCTCTGGTTGCGGATCAGGACCGGGCTGCTCTTGTTGCATCTGTTGCATCAACGTGGCTTGACGAAGCATTTCTTCAGGCGTGTTCGTAACCTTTTCCGGGTCGAGGCTCATGGCCCGCGCAATCTCTCGAATAATATACGGGAACTTAGCAAATGGTGCGAGGACCGGGTTGCTCGTGATTTGCAAGAACGACATCAGGCGCTGCGACCGCACCTCGTTCTGCATCAGACTTTCTAGGCCACGGGCACGGACTTCGAGGTCGCCTTTGACGTCAGGGTTGAAGTTGAACTGCATGTTGAACTGGAACATGGCCTGTCCCAGAGGTTTCAGCATGTAGTCATCAAAGTTTTTTACGACAGTTTTTACTGATCCAGCAGCCGCTCCCATCAGCATGGAGATACCAGCGGCAGTACGACCGATGCCTGTAACACCCGTTTGCCCATGTGAAAATGATGGAATGCCGGTAGATTCGTCAGCGAGAACGCGTGCCTTGTCGAACAGCATCATGTTTTCTGACGACACGTTTGGGAACTTAGTGCCGAAGATTGCCTGTCCTGGCGCACCACCCTGTCGGCGGAAGACTTTGCCTGGATAGACTGTCAGGTCTTGGCCCGGAGTTAGGTTCGTCTCGTCGACCTCAATTAGCAGGTTACCTGACAGAACAGCGTTATCGACAGCCATACGCATGAAACCGTTCATCAGTGTCTGTGTATCGTCCATGTTCTCGCCAACACCGATACCGAAGATGTTGTAAGGATTAACCTCGTAAGGACAGGCTTGATAAGGCAAACGCTTCGGCGTAAACGGGTTCATCACAAAACGTAAAATCTCTCCGTTACATTCCCAGATGTTTACGTGTAGTTCTTCGTTGTCTTCAAATTCTTCGGGGATGTCGATCCCGTAATCATCCGCAGTTTGACGATCAATAACGCCCCAAAACTCTAGAGCCTCAAATCTTTTTGTTGAATACGGGCGACTATTGTCCTCGTTGGCAGAAATTAAATCATTTTCCCACCATTTAACTTCATAGTTTTCGCCCATTTCTAAGGCACGATTAATAGCCTCTTCATCAAAGAAAGGACGGCGGCGCAAAGCCCGCAATTGTGAGCGTGTCATTTTGTGACGTTCGACTACGTAGTCGCACTCGTTGATTGTGTAGCCGTCGGGGTCTGGATAAAAATCCCAAATAGAGGTGTGAGAAACATTAGGCACAGTACGGATAGTTGGGTTGTATTCGCCGTCCTCTTCCCAATTAGGATACTCTTTGGTAGAGGCGAAAGGGCCTTTGATGATGCCCGTGCCGAATAGCGAACACTCAAACGCTGCATATCGGAGGTGGGTTGAGGCATTGCTTTCATCCAACTGGTCTTTGATCTGCTTTTCCATCTTTTTAGCGGCGACCATAGCCGGATGGAATGTGACGGACGATTGTGTTGTACCGTCGCCCTCGCGCAAATTAGGAATGTCAGAGAGTAGATCTTCTAGTGGGCCGAGGCGGTCTTGTAGCAGCGTCTGTTGCGTAGCACCAGGAGGCAAAGGCTGCCCATCTCCCTCGAAGCCTACGAGATCGACTGGCTGCTCACCGATGTCAATATCCGCCGGTTCTTTGGGGTCAAAGCTAACGCTTTCTGCCACGCCCTCTGGTAAAACGCTAGGCTCGATTGTAATAGGGAAGATGTCATTGGCCAGCAACACATCGACGATCTGACTATACGCAGCCAAAACTTTGGTCTTTGTAACCTTGATAAAGATACGGGACTTTTCAGTCTCTAAAAACTGCACATCGCTATCGTATACACCACGATAGTTTTTGTACGCTTTGATCCATTTTTGTTCTTCTGTGTACCGGGCGTCCTCTGCACGATTAAACTGTTTACGGACATAGCCCGATAGACCGCTCATCATGCGCGTATCATCTGGGTCTACCGCGTAAGGCTTACCATCAGTTTCGACGGACGACATATCATTATAAGACATACAATTATCCTGTTAATATCCAAACACTGCGTCAGCAGGCTGAAACTTCTCTATCGAGGTGGTAGGTTTATCTAAATCGAATATATTTCGTGGCACAGGACGACTGCTTATACCATATCTTAGAGCATCGTACAAGTGGTCTTCTGCATGAGTGTCGATGTCCTCGGGATTTTTTTTGTCCAAAGGCAGCGTCGGTAGCTGGGCCGTGACGTTTGTGCAGTTGCTAAAAAATGCAATGCCTGGCTCTTCGGTGAACTCGTCGACCTGCAACAGCCTATGCAGTTCGTTTTTGCCGCTGACGCGGCTGCCCTTACTGCGATCGGATGGACGCCAGCGGCAGCCTGCAAGAATCATCTGCTCGGCCAGAGACGGTCCTGTGTCGCCCCGCTTGTGCCAGCAACTACTGTCGAGTACACCGTAAGAAATTTTGCCGTCATTTTGTTCGAGGTTTAAAATCATACGGGCTAAATCAACCGCAAGAACTTTGCTGACGTACAATTCTCGATAGACAAGCAGTGTATTCTCTGGCGTCACTGCAAACCATAAGACTGCACTGTGCGATCCGTAACCGTAGTCACAAGAGCGAAACTTGCGCCAGCCGTAGGGGATGTCAAACGGCTCAATGACGTGCGTCTTACGGTCGAACTCCGTAAACGCTGCGCCCTCGGCAATGTCCCAGTTGCCCTCTAGCAGTTGCCTGCGTTGCGTCTCGGGCAGCGACAGTAGCATCGCCTCGTAGTCGCCAGACTCGTAAAGGTACGGATTGTCCTTCAGTTGAGCCGGTATGAAGCGCCGACGAAACAGCGGCTTGCCAGCTTTGCTATGGCGCTGCGGGTACTTCAACACATCGCCCGTCTCTATGTCAGTAGCCCAGAAAGACTTGCCGGGTGTCGTAGGCGTGATGAACATCTTACGGACCCAGCCGTGGCCCGGACCTCCAGGGTTGCTGGTAGCTCGCATGTACAGTTCTATTTCCGGGTCCGTAGAGCGTAGGCGAGACCTAAGATAATCCCACGCAAACGGCGTCGGATACTGTGTAAGCTCATCGAAACCCACCCACGTAAAAGACTGACCTTGGTAGCGAAGAACGTCTTTGTCTTGCTCCAAATACGACATCCAAATTCTTGCACCCGACGGAAAAGTCCACTGACTTTTTCGCTCAGACCACTTTGCGCCGGGGACAGCTTTTGGGTATAGCTCACTAGACTTGTGTATAAGCTCCCGAAGCTCATCATTCGTTCTCCGTAAAATTAAGGCTACATGATTAGGATTATCTGTGTAGCGTAATGGATCGATCAAAAGCGCGTAGGACTTACCAGAGCCGGCGCTGCCGCCGTACAACACCTCACGTTCAGGTGCTTCAAAGAACGCCTCCTGCGGACCAGGATTAGGCTTGAAGATGTACCGCTTTGGTATCTCCTCCTCGACCCTCTCCGTCGTCGTATTGATCGAGGCTGGAGAGATCGACGGGGTCTTTGCGATCTTCTTCTGGGACGTAGAGGAGGCGCGACTGGATGAGTTTTTCCTTTTCCGCACACTCTTTCGCTTTGGTGGTGTAATATCGGTAGAGGTTGGCAATGTCTTTTCGCTTTTTTTCTGCTCTGACAATTTTGTGTAAGCCTTGGAATGATATTTTCCGACCTGTCTTTGCAGACAGCCATCGCGCGACTTCGCGGTAGCTACAGGTCTTAAGATATTGTTTTGCCTCTTCTAGGGCCTCTAATTGTTCGACAATCGGGTTTAAGATTTCGGAGTCGTCGGGATCTAGCTCGTAGCCAAAAGGCACCTGACGGCTAAATCGTGGGACTGGTCTCCAGCGCGGTTTTTCCTCAGTCATCCTCTTCCTGTTTTTTCTTGGCAGGCAAGATAAACAGCCCGCCGCTCTCCGCCTGCACAGCGATTTTTTCAGTTTTGATTACGCCGACACGATCTAGAATCTCACGAGATGCGTTGATGCGATCCCGATTGCCAAGTGCGGTAGGATCTTCTAAGACCCCGGTCATGGCAAGAGCAGCACGAGGACCGTTCGAGGCTAGGTAAGTCTGGGTCGTCTCTAAGATCTCGTCTTTCAGGCGGCGCACGATGTCGATAGTTTTGGTGTTACGGCTGTAGCCGGCCGCATCCATCGCCGCCCGCACGTTGCCAGCAGCTTCGCCCATCAAAGCGTCGAGAAAGACTTTTTGTTGATCTGTTAAATCTTTGTGTGCCATAAATTACTCACGGGTTAAGATCTGGATCGGAATCGTCGTCATACGTCACAGTTGGACGGAACCCGAAGTTGCGCTCCATAAAATCTTGGATGGCCAAACGACCTGCCGACTCGCCCAACGGCTCACG